TCACTGATCGTCTCCCCAGGCATGGCCGATCCATAGGCCGATGAGCAGCGGCCAGATCCAGTTGGACTTCTGTGCCGCAGGTGTTGGCGGGCTGGCGACCGTCTCGCGTTCGACGGCTTTAACCCGGCGCAGCGTCGCGGCGGCTTCGATCCGTTGCCGCGGCGTCATGCTGGCGGCGAATAGCAAGGTGGAGATGAGCGCGAGCAGCGCCGCCAGCAAGGGAATGACGAGCACGACGGAAAAGACGAGCCACATGATGACGGCGACGATGGCCGCCGCCCAGAAGGGTATGTCTTCGATGAGCCACAGCCACAGGCCAATCCACAGCAGCGAGGAATAGAGCCAGAATTTCCAGTGGCCCTCGAATGCCTCGGCGAGGTATTCGCCCACGCCGCTCCATGAGGCTTCGCCGCGCGCCAGGCGTGCACGCATTCGATGCGACAAGGCTGCGGCGTTGAAGGGAGTGACCACCGCCTGCGGTGTCGGAGCCTGAACGGGTAGCGCTGCGCGCGGCTTGCGCCGTCGCCGGAGTTGGCGGCCCTGCCAGAGCGCGAACGGGTTACTCAGGAAGCGCTCGGAGGGCTGCGGCTTCCTGCGCCAAGGGCGGTTGAGAAGGCGCCGCAAAGCCCATTCGATTGCCGTGGAAACAAGGCACAAGGGCGCAAGCCCCCACCAGGGAAAACGCAGGATCGCCGCCACGGCCACCAGCACGGCGACGACGAAAAAGGCGGCGATATAGGCGGCGGGCAACACGGCCCACAGCGGTTCATGCGCATAAAGATCGATGTAATACCCCCACAGCAAACCTACCGCTACGGCAAGCCAGCCCTCAACATGGACACGATAGCGGTGGCGCAAGAAAGCGCGCCAGGACAAGGTGGACGGATTGCGCATCGTCATTTCCCCCTCTGTTCGTCTTCCCAGCGCTTCCAGCGCCGCCAGACCTCTTCCGGCGTGTGGTCGGGATCGGGATGCTCCAGCCAGGCGTCCCATTCGGCCCTGCATGCCTCTGCCATCCGCTGGCGTTCGGGATGGCGTAGGCGGCCGACCCAGACATCTTCGTCGGGTGTTTCCACATGGTCGGCAGGCCAGGCATCGCCATGGTCGAAGAAGAACCCGCGCCGCTCGCGCAAGGTGGGCGAGATCGGGTCGCCATCTTCATCTACGGTTGTATCGAGCGCGGGCAGGCGCCCAAACGTCAATTGCCACAAGTCTTCGTATCCACAGATATCACAGGATTGCACGTCATCCACGTCATCATCCATGCAGGGATAGCCGCACACCGGACAGACGACACAAACCGGCGATGCCTTGAGCTCGATGTAACGTAGCCGCCGTGCGTCGATCGGATCGAGCCTATCCCGGTCGAAACGAGGCCCCTTGGCCACCGGCCAGCGGCAGGACGGATGCCGCCCGGCATGAAAGGCATCTTCCTGCGTGATGCGGCCATCGTCCCAGTAAAGCAGCCAGTCGCGCCCCTCGGCACGCAGGATCACGGCACGTCGGCCCGCGTGGTCTGCGAAGAAACTGCCCGCGCCGATCGGAAGCTGCGGCAGGCAGGTCTCGACAATGTCAGCAATGTAAGCAAAAGTCGCCTGCATGACATCGAGATGGGCGTGGTTGAGAGAAAGACGGCTCGTTTGCTCATCTCGAGCCGATGCCTCTGGGTAATCCAGAGCTAACTCATACGCATCTTGGATCAGACGCAAGGCCTCTGCGGGTGGTGGCGCATCCATGCGGAGCTGTATCCAGGCGGCCTGGGCCACGCGGACCGCCAGCCGGGCGAAGGCGAGCTCGCGCAAGGTCCATAAACCGGGATTGGCGGTGTATTCGCAGCCATGCCCGCGCGAACGCATCTGATGCGCCATCGAGAGATAAAACCAGGCGATGCGCTGCTCGCGCGACCACGGCGGCGCTTCGAGTTCGGGAATGTCGGCAAGCTCTCCCCAGGGCATGTCGCGCATCGGCTCAGGAAATCGTTGTTCTCCATCACTCTCCCACTCTCCCCAGGGCAGTGAGTCATCCGAGCAATATTCCGCCCACAGCGTGCCCCAGCGGGCTAGAAAAGCGCGCCTGTCCTCCGTCCAGGTGATGGCGTCGATCACCCGTCCGGGATCGGATGAGGAAAGGGTTTCTTGGAAACGGATGAGCGAGAGGCGTAGACGGCCCGCTGGCAGTTCTTCGGCAGCGAAAAGGACTTCCGTCCCCTCCTCGTCGATGCGTACGGTTACCGGCAACAATCCTCTCGCCACGGCCACCGACCACAGCCACAGATCGGTGAGTGGCGGAAAGACATGGCTCATGCGGATCGGGAGGAAATCGGCACCATCGATGTGGCAATCTATCCATCCGGCTTCCGGCGGATCGAGGCGGAAGCCTGGCGCAGTGACGAGCGGGCCGTCTGCCGGGTTGTACTCGGGTGCAGCGAAGTCGAGATGGAATGGCTGCATGGTTTCTCCTGGGGCCGAGGTTCATTTCAATGCGCACATGTCCAGCAGCTCGCCATCGCCGCCGTAGAGCAGATACTCGCCGTGACCAAGATCGACACAAAAGCGTGCCGGGTTGCGAAAGCGTGCGCCGTGTCGGCGGATGACCTCCGGCACCTCGGCATCGTCGATGGCCAGTACGATTTCGTCGTCCCAATCCTCGTTGAGGATAGTGAAACGGCCATCGCCAGTTTTCGATTCCATATCCGTCTTTTCTTTCGCTGGAGCGAGTTGTTTCCGGAGAGCAAATCCCGCCAAGCTGACGATAGTGATTGCGGTCAGCATCAGACAAGGATGGATGGCGACCACCACGTGCCACAAAGGTATTTCTAGCCGCGTGAGCACACCACCATTTTGTACTGTGGAAGGCTCAAATTATGAGCCTTCCATATTTGTCGTATAGATGTGCTGCTCGGAGAAAATGCAGACTTTCATGAGACGTGCGTCCCGTAGTCCCCACTCAAAGCCCTACGCTGAGCTGGCCAAGAGGCAAACAGCTTGCCACGGAGCAACTGGTTAGCCCCCGTCTTGATACGCCCGTAAACGATGTCGTCGACCAGATCGGGAGCGAGTTGTGTCAGACGGATGATCTTGCTGGCCTGAGCAAGGTCGATTTGCTCAGCCGCTGCGATCTCGGTCAGAGAGGCAAAGCGCTCCTCATCCAGCAGCCTCTGCCAATGATGTGCCAGTCCGAGCGCCCGCATCAGCGCGCTGTCCTGTGCCGCCGCTTGAGCCGCACGCTCCTGCTTGGCCTCTGCCAAGAATTCCTGCGGCGCGTCCAATGGCGTGATGACCCGCTTTTTCAGCCCTCGCCTCACCAGCGTCCAGGGGACAAATGTTTCCAGCCGTACACCACCGGCGGGCGTAGGGAGTTCATGGGTGATGGGGCGACCTGTCTGCTTGCCATAGTGTTTCTTGCTGGTCATTTCGCCTCCTACCGGAATCGTTCAAGCATCTGGCGCTGCTCTGGCCAGAGCGCAGGGATATCGTTGCGCATTAGCCACAACAGGGTGAGCCTTCGGGGCTGGCACCCCCTCATGAACTGTTCAACGATGTCGGGGGCCAACCGCGCCAGTCGCAGCAGCCGGCCCACTGTGGTCGGCATCAGTCCTTCGGCCCGGGCGATCTCGACCACGCTCTTGAACGCCCCGGTGTCGAGCAGGTCGTGCCAGTACATGGCCCGGGCAACAGCCTCGATGATCCGGACGTCGTGGACACCCTCCCTCCCGTCGACCAGCAACTTTCCATTCTTCCGCTTGAACTGGAGGGGCACAAAAGTTTCCAGCGAACTGTTCATCAGGCCTCGACCTCCATCAGTTCCGTGCCGATTTCCCTCGGAGCGAATTCGCCGATCAGCTTGTCCCAGCCCAACTCCCGCCACCTCACCTTGATACCCTGCACCTCACCGATGTGGACGAGGTCGATGCGTTCGATCATCAGGTTGGCAATGCGGTGGCGTTCGACCGGGAACAACTGATCCCACACGTCGTTGAGCCGTCCCATTGCCATGACCGTGGTGGCCTCGTCGACCTGTCCGCCGTTGCGCTGGATGTGGCGCACCACCGAGGCAATGGATTCCGGGCTGGTCAGCACCGTGCGGATTTGGGCGACCACTGCTGCCTCGATCTCCGGTGCAGGCAAGCGCTCGTAGCTCTTGCCCGGCGCGCCGAAGCGGCTTTCCGACTTGGACACGTAGTAGTGGTACTTGCGCCCCCTCTTGCGCGAGTAGGTCGGGTACATGCGTTCGCCCGAGGGCGCGTAGAGCAGGCCGCGCAGCAAGGCGTCAGTACGTGACCGGATCTTGGTTTCCACCGACCGGGCGTGACTGTCCTTCGCCAGTACCGCGTGAACCTTGTCCCAAAGCGCCTTATCGATGATCGACGGGTGCGCGCCGGGGTACCAGCTCCCCTTGTGCGACAACTCCCCCAGGTAGATGCGGTTGCGCAGCAGCTTGTGCAGGTACTTCTTGTCGATGCGCGTGCCGCTACGGGTTTGGCCCTCCTGTGTCGTCCAGGCCTTGGTGGTGATGCCCTCGGCGGTCAGGTTAGCGGCGATCTGCGTCGGCGAGCCGATGGTCAGCATCTCCTCGAAGATGCGGCGCACCACGGCCGCCTCGGCTTCGTTGATCACCAACTGGCGGTTCACGACGTCGTAACCCAGCGGCGGCACGCCGCCCATCCACATCCCCTTACGCTTGGCGGCCGCGATCTTGTCGCGGATGCGCTCGCCGGTGACCTCACGCTCGAACTGTGCGAAGGACAGCAGGACGTTGAGCATCAGCCTGCCCATCGAGGTGGACGAGTTGATCTGCTGCGTGACGGCGCTGAAACTCACATTGCGCCGGTCGAACAACTCCACCATCTTGGCAAAGTCGGCGAGGCTGCGCGTCAGGCGGTCGATCTTGTAGACCACCACGATGTCGATCAGGCCGCACTCGATGTCGGCCAGCAATCGCTTGAGGGCCGGGCGGTCGGTGTTGCCGCCGGAGAATCCGGGGTCGTCGTAGTCGTCCGCGACCGGAATCCAGCCTTCGGCACGCTGGCTGGCGATGTATGCGTGACCCGCCTCCTTCTGCGCGTCGATGGAGTTGAACTCCTGATCGAGTCGTTCGTCCGAGGATACCCGGCAATAGACGGCACAGCGCTTGCGGGTCTTGGTGCTGGCGATTTCTTTCATCGCGCACCTCCCTTGCCGAAGCCGAAGAACAGCGGCCCGCTCCAGTGCTGGCCGGTGATGTGCCGGGCCACCGCCGTCAAGCTCTTGAAGGTGTGGCCCTCGTACTCGAAACGGCCCTCGGCATTGACCGTTACCCGGTGATCACGGTCGCCCCATTCGCGCAGAATCACCGTGCCCGGCGCGAAATTGAACTCACGCTTGTTGGCGCGCAGCTTGATCTTGGAGTGCTTTGCGCCGATGGCTTCCAGCCGCTGCCTTGTCTCGGGGGCGAGGCCGCCGAAGGCTTCCTCCTGCAGCTTGTAGGCAATGCGCGATTCCACGTGCGTGCGATTGGGATACTGTGGGCGCTGCTTGAAGTAGCGATCCCACAGCGGCCAGAGTTCGGCCATGGACATTTGGCTCAGGTCGGCAATTTGCCGCGCCACCGTTTGTTGCTTTGTCAGCATGTCGTTCATCACAACTTCTCCTCTTGATAGGGGGTTGTATGAACGCGCTGGTCGGGCAGGAAGCCAAGTCCAACTTCTCTCTGTTTCGCCTCATCGCCGACGAGTGTGCGGACGATGGCTGCCGCGAGGATGGAGGTGATTTCACCAGCACGGGCGCAGGCGGACATCTCCGAGGGTGATGTGAGTTCGAGGTTCTTCATGACGGCTCCGGGGAATTGCAACCGTCACGGATAGTGAGCCTGATCCTCCGAAGCGGATGGCAACGCAGGGTAATCGACATATATTGCGTATGATAGATTGCAATAATTTCTTGCTTTTCTTATTTCGCAAGACTAAAATGTATGTTTAGGAGGTGACTGCCATGCTCGAAAAAATCTCGCAAAAGCTGATCGGCTACCGCGTCAAGGCGGCGCGCGAGGCCAAGGGCTGGACGCAGGATCAGCTCACCCAAGGACTGGGTCTGAATGACCGCCAGTCGGTATCCGACATCGAGAACGGCAAGCGCGCGCTCAAACCCGAGGAACTGCTGACGCTGTCGGATCTGCTCGACCGAGACATCGAATTCTTCGTCGATCCGTTTGCCGTGGCTGGCGAAGCGCAGTTCTCGTGGCGCGCTGCGCCCGAGGTGCCGGAGGACAGTCTGGACGGGTTCGAGCTCAAGGCCGGTCAGTGGATCGGTCTGCTTCGCTGGCTGCGTGAGCAGCAGGACAGCCGGGCAAGTGTGCTCAAGCGGGCGTTGCGGCTATCCGCCCAGTCTTCCTACGAGGATGCGCAGGAACGCGCAGAGAGCCTGGTCGCCGAACTCGATCTCGGCATCATTCCGGCCGAGGGCCTGATCGACAAGATCGAGCGCGAGCTGGACATCCCGATCTTGTTCGTCGACACGGTGGAATCTGCCGATGGGCAGTCCATCTCGGGGGCGACCTGCCACCTCGAGGAGATGGGCGTCATCCTGATCAACCGCAACGAGAGCGAAGCCAGGCGCTTCTTCGACCTCGCGCACGAACTCTTCCACGCCCTGACCTGGGATGCGATGAAGCCGGAGCACCGGGAGTCGAACTCCGTCGAGGATCGCAACAAGGGCAAGCGCATCGAGCAGTTGGCGAACAGCTTCGCCGCTGCGCTGCTGATGCCGCGCGCCTCGCTCGATAAGCTCATCGACAAGGAGCGCATCGACGACATCGCGCATCTGTGCGAGGTCGCCGCCCTGCTGCGGGTCGCCCCCGTCACGCTGGCGTGGCGACTGTTCAACCTCAAGCTCATTGGTGACGATACGCGGCGTAGCCTCTCCCTGGAGAAGCAGCGCCCATCCGTTTCGGGCCCACCCAAGCGGTTCTCGCCCACCTTCGTGAAGATGCTTCACGAGGCCCTGGAGAACGGAAGGCTGTCGGCGCGCAAGGCTGCCAAGGCCATCGGCCTTGGCCTTGGCGGATTGACCGAGCTGTTCGCTCAGTACGACCTACCTGCTCCGTTCGAGCTTTGAGGTGAATACGCGATGCCTGAGGTCCGCGTATTCGCTGATACCAATGTCATCATAGAAGCCTTCCGCACGCGGTGCTGGACGGCCATCACCACGCACTTCGCGGTAGAGACGGTCGAGAAGTGCGTCGAGGAAACGCTGACAGGCGACCCCTCTGATCCCCGCCACATCGCGGTAACGCCCTCCGAGCTCCATATGGGCCTCGCCGCCCAGCATCCTGTTACCCGCAGGGAACTGGCCGCACTGGTCGCCAACCAGCCGGGATGCATGACCTTGGATGACGGCGAAAAGCACCTGTTTGCGTGGCTCTACGCCAGCAAGCTGCTGCCGTCTCGAGTCATCGTGGTCACGACCGCAGACAAGGCCGCCCTGGTCGCTTCGAATAGGCTGGGCTGGCTCGATTGCACGACCTCGCTCGAGGATCTGGCCAGCAAAGCCGGTGTCGGCCGGGGCAATCTCGATGCACTGGCCTTGCAGTACCGAGATGACTGGCTGTCCAGCATCAAGACCAAGATCAAGTTGGGAATCATCCCATGAGAGTCGTCTGACGCTGAGGGCGCGTCCAGAAACGGGAGGGAGGCCACTCAGCAATGTTCAAGGAGCATCGAGTGGCCAAGAAATCTCAGAAAAACAGCAAGCACGTCGCCGACCTGATCAACTCCGCGACCCTGCCAGCCCTTTCGCTGCTGGCGCAGGTCGACAAGTTCGCATTCCTCGGTGTTCTCGATGCGACCAAGCCGGAACACCAGGCACGCTCCGAACTGCTGGAATCCATCCCCTCGGTCAAGCTCGAAGACATCACCATTGCTGACCAGGAGGCGGTTCGCCTCCTTCAACTGGTGCGCTTCCGTACTGAAGAGATGCTGGAGCATGCCTACGGCGAAATCGAATTCGAGAGTCACCCGGAGATCGGCACCTTCGACCGGTCGGCCGACGCGATGACTCGGTTGATCTGGCTGCGGGTGAAAGCGCCACGCATCTTCGATCAGATCGAGACGATCTACCTCACGCACCATTTCCACGGACACAAGAAGTTTCTCGGCTTCACGGTGCGCGATGGCGATGGCCGTGATTTCCATTGGACGCAGGAGGTCGCTGACAAGCTGCACGAGGGTGTCGGCGAGATCCTAGAGCTGGATGCGGAGGCCTCGGCGAGCTGCGAGATCATCCACTTTGAGATGGAAGATGGCGACGAAACCGCCAAGCGGCGGTTGCACTATCTGGTCGTCTACCACCCCGGCAAGATGAAGTTGCTGCGCCAGATGAAGGACCGGCGGCGCGACCTGCTCCTGTTCACGCCCGCACTCGAGGCAACCCTGGTGTACGACCCCGGCGAGAACAAAGTTCACGTGCTCTCCGATAAGCAGAGTACCGCCAGGCGCCTTGCGGACCGGTTCGCAGTGATTGGCTTCGAGAAGCCTCTCTCGAAGCAGCCCGTGGATGCCGTCAGCTACGAGCTGGCCATGTTCAAGCAGCCGGTTGATCTCAAGGACGTCAAGGTCGGCGGCGCGGTGGTCCTGGATGCCTGGATCTCCTCGCTCTCCGTAACCCTCGGCCACACACGCCATAGCGTCACGCTGGCGCTGGCCAACAGCGACAACGTTTGGGGTGTCTCCGACCGGCACTTCGGCGAGTACAACCCGCTGTCCAGTTGCCGCTCCGTGCTTGAGGTGAAGCTGTCGTTCGTGATCCGCCTCGACGGGGAGGAAGATGCACGTGCGCTCGATATCACAGTAGGCCAGCGTGGCTCATGCAATCTGCTGGCGCTGCCGGATCCTCGACTGCGCCGGTGCGGGGAGGACATCCTGACCTCGCTGGGCGTCATGAAGCGCGTGCAACCGGCCAAGGTCGGAGCCGGTCTGGCGCTGTTCCATGCCGAGATGAAGCTGCTCGATCTCGCGGTCGATGATGTCGATGGCCATCTGCTGACAGCGCTCGATCTTCCCGCCGCCGATCTCGTCAGCAAGGGACTGCTAAAAAGGAAAGCCCCCGGCGACTACATCACCGTGCCTGTCGAGGATGGGGATGGCCAGTCTGGCTTCCGGCGCCTCAAGGTGAATTTCAACAGCACCAGCACCTGGGCGCTGGACGACCTCACGGGTGAGCGCTACGAGCTTTCCGAAGGCGACCTGTGCCGTTACACGGTCGACAAATCCTACCTGCGCGAACGGCTGGCTCAACTGCTCAAGCAGCAACTGGCCGACGTCCCGCTTACTGAGGATGAGCAGGAACCCTACATGCTCGGCGACTACCGCATGGGCGATCAGCGATTGCCGGTCTCGCTCGTGTCCCGTCTATGGGATGCAAAACACGCAGACAAGATGGATACCGCGCTGCGTCAGTCGAATCCGGGTTTGACCATCGTGCTGACCACGACGGCAGATTCATCCCGCAGGTTTCTTGGCCCGGGCATCGTCGTAGCGCTCGATGCCCTGGCTCATGAGGTTGATGGCCAGGTTTGCATTGAAATGGCCAGGGTCGATGGCGAGGTGCGTCGCCGGCAGGCTGCAGCAGCAGTAACGGACATACCGATCCTGATCAAAGAGGACGCGCGGAATGCCTTGCTCGTCGGCCCTTGGCCGGAGCCGTGGTCGCTGACGACGAAGGAATGGGTCGATGTTGTGGAATTGCTGGTGAACGCGTGGACAAGTCAAAAGCGCAAATGCACCAAGCTCCAACTCGAGGATGCCGCAGGAAAAACGATTCGCTCGATGAATGAGTTTTTCAGGGGGGCGCCGGAATGGTCTTCCTACATCCGGGGCGCGGATGGCAACAGTAAACCGCGCCTATGGGAACTGAATATCGGGGTGCCGGATTATCGGCACGCCGATCAATCTGCCGGCGCAGTGACAGAGATTGCTTGAGGATCAACGCGATGTAATTTCCGCGTGATTTCCGCGAGAAGACTGCGAAATATCGCAGTCTGATATGCGAGGAAATAGGAGCACTTCAACAAAAGGAGTGCTCCAAATGCAAAACCAGACCCCATCCGTTCAATCTAGCCGGAACACGACACGGCAACTCCCGGGCGGTGCCACGCGCATCGCTCTTGACGAACATGAGCTCGCCGCCCGCTGGGGGCTCTCCGTCAAAACCCTGCGCCGCTGGCGGCAGGAACAGCTCGGCCCCGTCTTCTGCAAGCTCGGGGCGCGCGTCACCTACCTGATCTCCGAAATCGAGGCTTTCGAGCGGCGCGTTTCGCGCTACTCGACTTCCGCTCGGGCTTACCTGTGAGGAGGGCGGCCATGAACGATCTGACCATCTTCCCCGCCGACATCGCCGAGATGTCCGTCAGCCAACTGGCCGCACTGCCGGCCGCGCAGAAGCACGAGATCGACAAGAACCTCGATGCTGCCATCGACTGGCTCAAAAAGGCCCGGGCCAAGTTCGATGCGGCGCTGGATCAGTGCTACGGCGATCAGGCCCGCGCGGCCTTGCGTGAATCGGGCCGCAACTTCGGCACTGCGCATATCAGCGATGGCCCGCTGCGCATCAAGTTCGAGTTGCCCAAGAAGGTGTCCTGGGACCAGGGCATGGCACGCGAGATTGCTGCGCGCATCGCGGCTTCCGGCGACAAGGTCGAGCACTACTTCGACATCAAGTTCTCGGTTCCCGAAACCCGTTACACAAACTGGCCTCCGGCACTGCAACAGCAGTTCGCTGCCGCCCGCACTGTGGATGCCGGCAAGCCGTCTTTCACCCTTTCCATCGACTCGGAGGAATGACCATGAGCGCAATCATTCCCTTCCAGTTCGACGCGCACGCCGTGCGCGTCCAGGTCGACGAACAGGGTCTGCCGTGGTTCAACGCCAATGATGTGTGCTCGGCGCTGGAGTTCACCAACCCGCACAAGGCAGTCGCCGACCACGTCGATGCCGATGACCTAACGAAACGTGAGGTCATCGACACGCTCGGCCGCCCACAGCGCGCCAACTTCATCAACGAATCGGGACTCTACGCCCTGATCCTCGGCAGCACCAAGAACACCGCCAAGCGCTTCAAACGTTGGGTCACCAGCGAAGTGTTGCCCACGATCCGCAAGAGCGGTGGATACGGCGTCGCCAACACACCTTCGGCTCTGCCTGCGCCGACACAGGATCGGGTGAGTGCCATCCTGCTGATCGGCGAAGCAATCGCCAAGGTGCCCGGCGTCAAAACCGGCATCGCCATGGCCGCCGCCCTGACCTGCATCCAGGAGAACACCGGCCTCACCGTCGAGACGCTGCGTCGCACCCTTCCCGCCGCTGCCGACCCGGTCTGCTCACTCAACGCCACCCAACTCGGCAAGTTGCTGGGTCGATCGGCCAAGGCAGCCAACCGGCTCCTCGCAGAGCACGGCCTGCAGTTTCGCAACGATCGTGACGAGTGGGAACTGATCGAGGCAGGCGAAACCTGGGCCGAGGCCATGCCGTACTCGCGCAACGGGCATTCCGGTTACCAGATCCTCTGGAATCCCGCCGTCGCCGAGCAGATCCGGGAGGCGGCGTGATGAGCAAGTCCCTTCGCATCATCACTGCCGACGAGCGCTTTGCGGAAAAGAGCGGCGCCAAGCTGACGCTGCTCGGCAAGAGTGGTATCGGCAAGACCAGCCAACTCCGTACCTTGCCCGAGGCGTCGACGCTGTTCGTAGACCTTGAGGCTGGCGACCTCGCCGTCAAGGACTGGCGCGGCGACTGCGTGCGGCCCGCCACTTGGCCGGAATTCCGCGACCTCGTCGTTTTCCTCGCCGGCCCGAACCCGGCACTGCCACCCGAGGCGCCGTTCTCCGAGGCGCATTACCGGCACGTCTGCGAAGGCTACGGCGACCCGGCCCGACTGGCGAAGTACGACACCTACTTCGTCGACTCGATCACAGTGCTCTCGCGCTTGTGCCTGACCTGGGCCAAGACGCAGCCGCAGGCGTTCTCCGACCGTACCGGCAAGCCCGATACTCGGGGCGCCTACGGATTACTTGGCACCGAGATGATCGCCGCGCTGACCCATCTGCAGCACGCCCGGGACAAGAACGTCATCTTCGTTGCCATCCTCGACGAGCGCCTGGACGATTTCAACCGCAGGGTCTTCGTGCCGCAGATCGAGGGCTCGAAGACCGCGCTGGAACTGCCAGGCATCGTCGATGAGGTCGTGACGCTGGCCGAACTCAAGACCGACGAGGGAGAGCTTTACCGCGCCTTCGTCTGCCAGACGCTCAATCCTTGGGGCTATCCCGCCAAAGACCGCTCCGGCCGACTCGACCTCGTCGAGGAGCCGAATCTTTTGAAGCTCATCCGCAAATGCGCTGGCGACAACGCCGCCATTCATCACTGAAAGGACACGCAATGAACACCTGGACCGATTTCAACGACGCCGAACAACAACAGGGCTTCGATCTCATTCCGAAGGGCACCATCGTCAAGGTGCGCATGACCATCAAGCCGGGCGGGTTCGACGACCCCGCCCAGGGGTGGAACGGGGGCTATGCCACCCAGAGCTTCGATACCGGCAGCGCCTACCTCGCCTGCGAGTTCGTCGTGCTGGAGGGGCCCTACGCCCGCCGCAAGATGTGGTCGAACATCGGCCTGCACTCGCCGAAAGGCCCGGCCTGGGGAAACATGGGGCGCAGCATGATCCGGGGCATCCTCAATTCCGCCCGCAACGTCCATCCTCAGGACAACAGCCCTCAGGCTGCCTCTGCCCGTCGCATCCAAGGCTTCCACGAACTGGACGGCATCGAGTTCCTGGCCCGCGTCGATGTCGAGAAGGATGCCAAGGGCGAGGAGCGCAACGTGGTGAAGCTCGCCATCGAGCCCGACCACAAGGATTACGCAGCCCTGATGGGCATGGCCTCCAAGGCATCGACCGGAGGAACTGGCGTACCGCTCGTGCCAGCGGCACCTCAACAGGCGACCACGCAGCGTCCGCCCGTTCCCGGCAAGCCCGCCTGGGCGCAGTGAGGAGCGCGGCCATGAAAGGGAAACGCTGCGGTAATTGCCGCCATCTCGACCGGGCGAGCGCCAGCGACATCGGCGGGCTGCGCATCGCCCGCTGCCGCCATCCGAAGGGTGTGCGCATTGGCACGACCGTCATCCGCAACGACTACGTCGAGCCCGATGCCTGCTGTACCGCGCACGCCGTCTGTGCCCGGCATGGCGCGCAGCCGGGAGGCTGCCATGCATGAGCGGCAAATGCTGGGTCTGCCAAAGGCAGGCGCGGGGGTTCGGGCATCTGGACGGCCGTTACAGGATCGCCGACCCCCGGCGCTATCCGCTCGACTGGGTGTTCTGCAGCCGTCGCTGCCAGGACATCTTCCACACGCTCTATGGACGGCGGGTGGCGGCCGAGGAACGCGGGGAGGTGCTCATGGTTGATGCAAGCGAGATCGAGCGCGCGGCGATGCGCGATTGCCTGAAGACCTTCGGCGCGGCGGCAGAAGCCATCGGCTTCGACAAACCGCTCGGGGCGTATTCGGAAGCAGAAGCGATGACGGTGATCGACGCGATCGTCACGCGCTACACCGAGGCGCTGACCGAGCATCACGAACGAGCAAGCACACCGCCGCTGCGCGGCGTGCCGGTGGCCGAGGTTGTTCGTGATCCGTTCGCCGACTTGAAGGACGACCTGCCGTGGGAAGAACCGAAGGGAGGCACGCCATGATGGATTTCAACTCTTCTTCGAGCCTCTCGGGGCGGATGGCTGCCCTGATCGACGCCGGCCTGCGGCAGTCTCGCGCCCGCCAGCCGGAACGCCGGTACCTCGGGGCCTCGCGCCTCGGGGTGGCCTGCGAGCGCGCGCTGCAGTTCGAGTACGCCAAAGCGCCCATCGACCACGGGCGGGATATCCCGGGTCGAGGCTTGCGCATCTTCGAGCGTGGCCACGTCATGGAGGACTGCATGGTCGCGTGGCTGCGGGATGCAGGATTTGACCTGCGCACCCGCAAGGCTGATGGCGAGCAGTTCGGCTTTTCCGTGGCAGACGGCCGCCTGCAAGGCCATATCGACGGTGTCATCGTCAGTGGCCCAGAGGGCTTCGCCTATCCCGCGCTCTGGGAGTGCAAGTGCCTGAGCAACAAGTCCTGGAGCGATCTGGAGAAAAAGGGCTTGGCCATCTCCAAGCCCGTCTACGCCGCGCAAGTGGCGATCTACCAAGCCTATCTCGAACTCACCGAGCACCCGGCGATCTTCACGGCGCTCAACGCCGACACGATGGAGATCTACACGGAGCTCGTGCCCTTTGACGCGGCGCTGGCCCAACGCATGTCGGATCGGGCGGTGAAGGTCATCACGGCGACTGAGGCAGGAGAACTTCTGCCACGTGCCTTCAATGACGAAACCCACTTCGAATGCCGGATGTGCGCATGGCAAGACCGCTGCTGGAGGAAGCAATCATGACTGACAACACCACATCCGAAAACGGCATCGAGCCGATGATCGATGCCAAGCAGGCCGCCGCCGCGCTACGCCTGCCGTACTACTGGTTCGCCGACCACGCGATGCGCTCGAAGTACCGGATTCCGCACTACCTGATGGGTGGCCTGGTGCGCTATCGCCTTTCTGAACTCTCGGCCTGGACCGCGCGCAGCGCCGCAGTCCAGGATCGGGATGCCCGGGACGCTGCTGCAACTGTCGAGGAGGCTGAATGATTGACTTCAACGACACAACTCAAACGGCAGAGCACAGTCGGGAGTCAGACCGGGACGAGCTTCGAGTCGAACTACTCGCACGCCTGGAGTCGGTGCTGGCCACGATGTTCCCGGCAGGCAAGAAGCGCAAGAGCAAATTCCTGATCGGCGACGTACTGGGAAGCCCTGGCGATAGCCTCGAGGTGGTGTGTGAGGGCGAGAAGGCGGGATTGTGGACGGATCGCGCCACTGGCGAGGGCGGCGACATCTTCGCGCTGATCGCTGCGCATCACGGTATCGATGTGCATGGGGAATTCTCCCGTGTGCTCGATATGGCGGCCGAACTCCTCGGAAGATCGGCCAAGGCAAGTCCCCGCAAGGCCCGCAGGAAAGCGGCGTCTCTCGATGAGCTCGGCCCGGCCACCGCGAAGTGGGATTACCTCGATGCTGCGGGTCATCTTATCGCCGTCGTCTACCGCTACGACCCGCCTGGGCAGAAAAAGCAGTTCCGGCCGTGGGATGCCAAGCGCCGCAAGATGGCACCGCCCGACCCGCGCCCACTCTACAACCAGCCGGGGATGAAGGAGGCAGCCGAGGTCGTACTGGTCGAGGGCGAGAAGTGCGCACAGGCGCTCATCGATGCGGGCGTCACAGCCACGACGGCAATGCACGGGGCAAACGCCCCGCTGGAAAAAACCGACTGGTCGCCACTGGCCGGAAAATCCGTGCTGATCTGGCCCGACCGCGACAAGCCGGGCTGGGAGTACGCGACTCTGGCAGCGCAGGCCATCCTGGCGGCAGGTGCTAAGTCCTGCCACATCCTGTATCCGCCCGAAGATGCGCCGGAGGGCTGGGATGCGGCGGACGCCATTGCCGAGGGCTTCGACGTCGCAGCCTTTCTCGCTCACGGCCCGCGTTTGCAGATGCATGACGTGGCCGAGGAAGCTGAGCCGGTCGTCAGCAGCGACGAATCCGTCTGGGGCACCGAGGATGCGCTGGCGCTGGCCTTCACCCGCCGCTACCACCGCGACTGGCGTTACGTCGCGGGCTGGGGGCGCTGGTTGGTGTGGGATGGACAACGCTGGCGAACCGAGGAGACGCTGGCCGCCACCGACCTGATCCGCAGCGTCTGCCGCCAGACCGCCGTGCGCGCCGACAACCCCAAGGTCGCTGCCAAGCTGGCCAGCGCTGGAACAGTCGCTGGCGTGGAACGGCTGGCGCGGGCTGATCGCCGGCACGCCGCCACCACAGACGAATGGGATGCAGATCCGTGGCTGCTCAACACGCCGGGCGGTGTGGTCGATCTCAAGACAGGCCGGATGCGCCCGCACGAGCGGGCCGACCGGATGACCAAGATCGCCACGGCCACCCCTCGGGGCGAGTGTCCGCAGTGGACAGCCTTCCTGTCCGACATTACCGGAGGCGACGTCGATCTGCAGTCCTACCTGCAGCGGATGGTCGGCTACTGCCTGACCGGCGTGACCAGCGCACACGCGCTGTTCTTTCTGTATGGCACTGGGGCCAACGGCAAGAGCGTATTCGCCAACGTGGTCACCTCCATCCTTGGTGACTACGCGTCCACCGCGCCGATGGATACCTTCGTCGAAACACGTGGTGACCGCCACCCGACCGATCTGGCTGGACTGCGTGGCGCACGCTTCGTCACGGCCATCGAGACTGAGCAAGGACGACGCTGGAACGAATCCAAGGTCAAGGCCATTACCGGCGGCGACAAGATTTCCGCACGCTTCATGCGTCAGGACTTCTTCGAGTTCTTTCCGCACTTCAAGCCGGTCATCGTCGGCAACCACAAGCCCGCTATCCGCAACATCGACGAGGCAATGAAGCGGCGGATGCACCTGATCCCGTTCACGGTGACGATTCCACCCGAGAAACGCGACGGTCGCCTGACCGAAAAGCTGCTCGCCGAACGAGACGGGATTCTGGCTTGGGCGGTGGCCGGTTGCCTCGCGTGGCAGCGAGAAGGGCTGAACCCGCCCGCCTGCGTTCAAGCCGCGACCGATGAGTATTTCGAGGCCGAGGACGCCATCGGGCAGTGGATCGAGGAGCGATGCCTGCTCGCCAACACCCACCGTGAAGGCGTGTCTGAACTGTTCTCCGACTGGCGCGAATGGGCCGAACGCGCAGGTGAGTACGTGGGCTCGGTCAAGCGCTTCTCCGAGCTGATGGCGACCCGAAAGTTCGAGAAGTGCCGGCTGACCGGGGGCGCACGCGGCATCGCGGGAATCACCCTGCGACCCAAACCCTATGGCCACGGCTACCCCTATCGCGATGACTGATCGATCCGGGCGAGTGACGGATTTGACAGGTTTGCTGGTTTACCTCTCACGCGTGCGCGTGCGCACACGTCATGGAGACTTTCCGCCGAACCCGTCACATCCGTCACTCGCCCAGCAAGAAATGGAGCAATGACGATGACGAACACCATTCTCGCCCTGGACTTGGGCACCACCACCGGCTGGGCGCTGCGCGACAGTACCGGCTGCATCACCAGCGGCGCGGAGAGCTTCCGGCCGCAACGCTTCGAAGGCGGCGGGATGCGCTTTCTGCGCTTCAAACGCTGGCTCACCGAGATCAAGCAGTCCTGCGACGGTATCGACTGCCTGCACTTCGAGGAAGTGCGCCGCCACGTTTCCACAGACGCCGCTCACGCCTACGGCGGGTTTCTGGCCACGCTCACAGCGTGGTGCGAACACCACCAGATCCCGTACCAGGGCGTGCCAGTCGGCACGATCAAGAAGCATGCGACCGGCAAAGGTAATGCAGGCAAGGAGGACGTGATCGCATCGGTTCGTGCGCGTGGCCACGCTCCGGTTGATGACAACGAAGCCGATGCCCTGGCACTGCTGCACTGGGTCATCGAGACGCAGGAGGTGTGACGTGAAGATCCCGGCACAGCAATACCGATGCCCTCTCGGTCGCCTGCAACCGCAGAGCACCGACCTGGAAGCCATCAAGCAGGCCGGCTGGCGTGACCAGCACATTCTCGTGGTGTCCGAGGAGGATGCGCGGCTGGATTTCGTCGAGCGTGAATTCGTTCGCAGGCTGGGCGAGCGGCTCTACGGAGGGAAACGTCATGGTTGAATGGTCGATGGACGACGTGGCAGCACGCTTTGCCGAGGCAGCCGAGACGGCACGGCGACTACCGAGGGTGCGGGTGCAGGGTTACTTCAACGTTTGGCCGGAGTTCAAGCGCGAGCCCTGGGAGGTGATCGGCTCGCCCGACGACGGCTACCGACCGTTGCCGCCCAGCCCGGAGGCCGTCGAGCGGATGCTGGAGACCATGCGCTGGGTGCTGTGTCTGGAGGTGGAGCAGCGGCATCTGGTCTGGATGCGCGCCAGGCAAGATGAATGGAAGTTCATCTGCCGACGCCTCGGGTGCAACCGCACGACGGCCTGGCGGCGGTGGCAGAAGGCGTTGCAGATCGTGGTGGATCATCTGAACGCTGCACACACAGGCGTCACGTGGCGCGCAGCGGCACTGGACGACCTGCGGCCGCACGATGTGCCTTCCAAAAATTTAGGCAATTTAGGGTAATGCTTGCCGCGCTTGTCCTCGCTTTGCCCCGTTTGTCCATTTCAAGGCTCACGAGGGGTGCAACACGACAGCCGGATTTTGCTAGGATGACAGCTATGATCTGGCGAGCGGTGCGGGTGTGACACCTGCATCGCTTCCGGTCAGAAAGTTCGATGGGTCCTTCCTGTCCAAAATCCCATGCGGGGGGCGCGAGCGCGGCATCGCCCTAGCGTCAGGGCGCCAAGCAGGTTACCACCCGGCCCGGTTACCGGCTCCGGTTACCACCCGGCAGAGCGGTCACCGCGTCACCAGACTCCGAACGCAACCCGAACTCACACCACCCGCCCGGCGGCAACGCCCGGCGGGTTTTGCTTTTTGGACTTTCTCCTTGAACGCACTTCAGGTCGAATACCGCCCGGTCCAGACGCTGATCCCCTACGCCCGCAACCCGCGCACGCACGCCGATAGCCAGATCGCCAAGATCGCGGCCTCCATCGTCGAGTTCGGCTTCACCAACCCGATCCTGGTCGATGGTGACAGCGGCATCATCGCCGGGCACGGGCGGCTGGCCGCGGCGCGCCGGCTCGGGCTCGAGCAGGTGCCGGTGATCGAACTGGCGCACCTGACCCCGGCGCAGAAACGCGCCCTGGTGCTCGCCGACAACCGCCTGGCGCTGGACGCCGGCTGGGACGAGGCACTGCTCGCGCTGGAGCTGGCCGAGTTGTCGGATGCCGGCTACGAGCTGACGCTGACCGGCTTCGAGGAGGGCGAGATCGACGCATTGCTCGCCGAAGCGAGGGTTGATAGCGAACAGCAACCCGAGGCCGAGGTGCCGGACGCCGCCGACGACGTGCCCGAAGCCCCGACCGTGCCGGTCTCCCGCGTCGGTGACATCTGGGTGCTCGGCAAGCACCGCCTGATCTGCGGCGATGCCACCGACGCGCGGGTGGTCGAAGCGCTGATGCAGGGTGAGAAAGCTGCGTTGTGCTTCACCTCACCGCCCTACGGTAACCAGCGCGACTACACCACGGGCGGCATTGCCGACTGGGACGGCCTGATGCGCGGCGTCTTCGCCCACCTGCCGATGGCAGACGAGGGCCAGGTGCTGGTGAACCTGGGCCTGATTCACCGCGACAACGAAGTCGTCCCGTACTGGGACGGGTGGCTCGCCTGGATGCGCACGCAGGGCTGGCGGCGCTTCGCCTGGTACGTCTGGGACCAGGGGCCGGGCATGCCCGGCGACTGGGCAGGCCGCTTCGCCCCGAGCTTTGAGTTCGTCTTCCACTTCAACCGGCAAAGCCGCAAGCCGAACAAGATCGTGCCCTGCAAATGGGCCGGGCAGGACACCCACCTGCGGGCTGATGGATCAAGCACCTCGATGCGCGGCAAGGATGGCGAAGTCGGCGGCTGGACGCACAAGGGGCTACCCACGCAAGACAGCCGCATCCCCGACTCGGTGATCCGGGTGATGCGCCACAAAGGCAAGATCGGCCAAGGGATCGACCACCCCGCTGTGTTCCCGGTGGCGCTGCCGCAGTTCGTCATCGAGGCCTACACCGACCCCGGCGACACGGTGTTCGAGCCCTTCGGCGGCAGCGGCACGACGATGCTGGCCGCCGAGCGCACCGGCCGCATCTGCCGCAGCATCGAGATCGCGCCCGAGTACGTGGACGTGGCCATCGAGCGCTTCCGGCAGAACTACCCCGGCGTGCCGGTAACGCTGGCCGTCACAGGCCAGTCCTTCGAGGAGGTGGCGGCCGAGCGGCGGGCGAAGGAGGGCGTTGCGGCATGAGGGCCTCGTGGCTTGCCGATCGGATCGAGCAGTGGCCGATCGCCAAGCTCGTCCCCTACGCCCGCAATGCGCGCACCCATTCCCAGGAGCAGGTCGCGCAGATCGCCGCCAGCATCGCCGAGTTCGGCTTCACCAATCCGATTCTGGCCGGCAGCGACGGCGTGATCGTCGCCGGCCACGGGCGGCTGGCCGCCGCCCAGAAACTGGGGCTGGAGCGGGTGCCGGTGGTCGTGCTCGATCACCTCACGCCCACCCAGCGCCGGGCGCTCGTGATCGCCGACAACCGCATCGCCGAGAACGCCGGTTGGGACGAGGCACTGCTGCACCTCGAGCTGCAAGACCTGAAAGCAGCGGGCTTTGACCTGGACCTCACCGGCTTCGACGCCGACGCGCTGGCCGACCTGCTGGCCGACGACGAGCCGCATGTCCAAGGCCAGACCGACGAAGATGCGGTACCCGAGGTCGAGGAGACCCCGATCTCAAGACCGGGCGACGTCTGGCTGCTGGGCCCGCACCGGCTGCTGTGCGGCGATGCGACCCTGGCCGAAAGCTACGACCATCTGATGCAAGGTGCGGTAGCGGACATGGTCTTCACCGACCCGCCGTACAACGTCAACTATGCCAACAGCGCGAAAGACAAGCTGCGCGGCAAGGACCGCGCGATCCTCAACGACAACCTGGGTGAAGCCTTCCACGACTTCCTGCTCGCGGCCTTGAGGCCCACCGTCGCCCACTGCCGGGGCGCGATCTACGTGGCCATGTCCTCCAGCGAACTGGACGTGCTGCAATCGGCCTTTCGCGCCGCCGGTGGCCACTGGTCGACCTTCATCATCTGGGCCAAGCACACCTTCACGCTGGGTCGCTCGGACTACCAGCGCCAGTACGAACCGATTCTCTACGGCTGGCCGGAAGGGGCGCAGCGCCACTGGTGTGGCGACCGTGACCAGGGCGATGTGTGGAGCATCAAGAAGCCGCAGAAAAACGACCTGCACCCGACGATGAAGCCGGTGGAACTGGTCGAGCGCGCGATCCGCAATTCCAGCCGACCGGGCGATGTGGTGCTCGATCCGTTCGGTGGCTCTGGAACGACGCTGATTGCGGCCGAGAAGTCCGGCCGCATCGCCCGGCTGATCGAGCTCGATCCGAAGTACGTGGATGTGATCGTGCGCCGTTGGCAGGATTTTAGTGGTGGTTACGCCATTGCGGCCGGAGATAGCAGGCGCTTTGGTTCAGAAGTGTAACCCTCTGCTTACGCAGATAGTTATCTGCGCAAAATAGCAACAAGGCCAATTAGAAACAGTAATCCAATGATGATTTCGCCCACTAGCTCTCCCGTAAACACTGGCATTTGGAAAAAGAGGGGGACCACTTGACTCAACGCAGTAACGAAGAGTAACGCTTCGATCGTTCTTTGGTACTTTAATGACGTTTTCTCACGTTGTTGGTGTAGTATTTTTCAAGCAAGCCAACTTTGTCCTTTAGCCTGTCAATTTCGCCAGCCACTCTGCTTGTCTTGATCAGTTCATCAAAAACAGCGCTTGCGCGCGAGGAGAGAGTGGACGAAAGAACGCTTTTTGCATCATCTAGCGAATTTACAAATGACCAGTAAAATTTGTTGATATCGGAAATCTTCGATTTGCTATTGAAAATGTCATCTGAAAAATTACTGGTCACATAGCAACGATTCCAAACAAGCTGTAATCTGGCCTCTAGCGATACGAGCATATCCCTAGTCTCATTAACGAGACTGGGCGATTTCACAACGGAGACCAGAGTGGCCCAAGTAACATACAATTCGGCGTTGGCAGAGATGTCTCGATCAGCAACCTGATCAAGAAAATCTCCTTTTGTGGCCACTGTTAGATTGGTCCTCTTGGCGTCAGTGCATGGCCGCATGTCATCAATGCCGACTATGGACGGCTCAGCGAGAATCTTAATTAGCCTTCGATCATCAGGGGTTAATTCTTCGGTGCGCTCAAGTAGATAAAAACCAAACACGTAGTTGATTGTTGGTTCTGGAAAATCGTCGTGCCCAATTGCCGATTTGGCATTCTTAACTAGCGAGTTAAGCCAGTTCTGCTTGTTAACTGCAATAAGGTCATTGTGCCTATTTGCGCGATTGAATAATTCATCGATGATTGTTTGTTCGGACAGAACCCAGTTATCCGTGCTATCAATAATTACCAGACATCCGCCTGTGCCGTCGAAAAAAGCGTATCCCTTTGGACATCCGCTTGGGAGTCCATACAATACTGGATCATCGTCAGCAATCTGAAAAAAGGTCGGAAACTCTCCGTCTGACAACGGTATTAGATTCTGTGCCTTCCATGCGGATTCGACTTTTCGACGCCTATCCCTAGCAAAAAACTCGATTGGGATGACGTAATAGCGGGACAATCGAGTCATTATCTGACCTGTGATTTGCCTATATATCTTTTCAATGTGCTCAAGGCATTCTGGTGTGCATCCTTGCCAGCATGACTTGCGCACAAAGCACTCAACACCACAGGCTCAATACCATTTTCGAAAAGATCCACAGCACACTTGGTTACACAAATATCGGTATCAATCCCGCAGACATGCACTACAGTAATATTTCTTTCGCATAGCCAGCCAATGAATTTGTCAGATACGCATGTGTATCGTGGTTTATCAATTATAAGAGCATCTTTTCTTACGCTAAAAGCCAACGGAATGTCGTCGCTGCCAGGGGAAAAGCGCTCCCACTTAATCAGCGTCCTAAAAAATGAGTTTTCCGGGTTGAAAAATCGGGTTGCGACTATGTAGTCATACTCCATCTGCGCGGCTTCCACCAAGGATGGCACGTGTTTGGTCGACTCGTTAATAAATCCATTTTGCACGTCGACAATTAGTAAACAACTCTTTGCGTCGCTCATAATTAATGCCTCTCTTGTGTTGTCGCTGTTTATTTCATGCGACATCAGGCATCTATGATGTCACACTTGCGATTGTTCTTCGATGATCTGGAAGTTAATCACGAACCCCGTCAGGTAAGGCAGGCCGCGCGGGATGCCGTATCGCTTGTTGGTCTGGCGGCCGATGGTCCAGCCCATCCAGCGTTGGGTGGCGGTGTTGATCGCGTCCTCAAGGCTCTCGCCCTCGTAGAGCCCGTTCAAGACGTCGTCGGCAAAGTGGCGGCCGTGGACGCTGTCGAGGAAGGCTCGCACCGATTCGAGCGGCTGGGCAGTGGCATCCGAGATCGCCGTCATCGCGATCGGCCAGGCGGCCTGGGCGTGCTCGCCCATCGTGCCGTAAAAGCCCCAGGACTCGTTGCGGGTGGCGGGGATCGCTGTGATGGTCTTTGGAGTGGTGCTCATCTCGGGCTCCTTCGGGTGATGGTTGCGACACCCGTATGAACGCGCTGTTCGATGCAAAAGCCAAGCGCCGCTTGGCCTCTGTCTCGATCTTGTTGCTCAGGCGATGCGGTACACCCGCTCGCCGCCCTGGGGCTTGTCGGAGACGATGGCCAGGCCCAGCTTCTTCTTGAGCGCCCCGGCCAGGGTGCCGCGCACCGTGTGCGCCTGCCAGCCGGTGGCGTCCATGATTTGGCGGATCGTGGCGCCCTCGGGGCGGCGCAGCATCGCAATCACCTGGGCCTGCTTGCTGTGGGCGCGGGTGCGACGCGGTGCATTGTCTCCCGCCTGCGTCCAAGTGGCCTCCGCCGCGGCGACGGCGGCCTCCAGTTCGGGATCGCTCGCGGCGGCTGTCGCGGCTTCCGCCTTCGCGATGATCTGATCGAGACGGGCTTCGAACGAACCCGCGTTCGGCGTCTTCGCGCCCGGGCGCGGCAGACCCAAAGCGTCATAGCCCAAGGCGGTGACGAACCAGTGGCTGCCATCGGTCACGATCAGGGCGCGGTTGGCGAGGCCGGCCAGCACCTTCTGGCGTGCACCGCCCTTGATGTGTTCGGGGAACCAGTCGATCCGGCCGCCGTGCTGTTCGATGGCGTGGGACAGGATGGCGTGCTGGGTGGGTGTCAAGGTGATGGGGGTCATGGTCTGCTCCTTCGCAGGGGTGGATCGGGTGACGGGATGAACGCGCTGTTCGGGGCGGAAGCCAAGCGCTACGTGCTTGGCTTCGCCACCTTCCGGTCAGTCCTGGGCGACGTCTGGTTCCGCGGACTTTTGGTGCGACGCCCCCGCTTCGACGCCCGCCTTGAAGGCCGCTTCCAGTGCGGCGCGCAGGTTCCACACCGCCAGGTCGTGGAAGTCCAGGCGGTCGGCGTGGCGGGTCTGCAGGGTTTCGAGGCCCAGATGCTGCTGGGCGATCTGGGTGAGGAGGGTGTCGATGGGGCTCATGGCGTGTTCCTCTCGGGTGGGTTGGCGTGACGTGATGAACGCGCTGTTTGCGAGGAAAGCCAAGCTGAATCTGAAAAAACACGAACCGATGTGGGAAGACGGCGACGATGGGACTTTCGATTCGCGCCTACGCGCGCCACCGCGGCGTGTCGCACGTGGCCGTGAAGAAGGCGATCGACACCGGCCGCATCACGCCGCTGCCTGACGGCACGATCGACCCCGAGGCGGCTGACGCGCAGTGGGCGCGCAACACCTTGCAGCCCCGCCGCGCACCCGAGCACAAAACCCCCGCTCCGCAGAGAACCCAGGCCCGACCC